TCGTGTAGTAAACAGGCAGAGTCAAATAGCATTTAGCAGAGCTGCTAATGATGCAGCAAATCCATGGAATAGATTTAGCATTAGAAACTTTACTAACTAAATGAAGATAACAAAGGAAGAGCAAACACGTAAAGACTATGAGCGTAAGCTTAAGGTATATTTAACTAAACGAGATAAAGAATTAAGAAAGAATGAAAGCACCAACAATAGAAGAGCTTAAGGCTCAATTCACAGAGCTGGGCTATAAGTGGCCTGCATTTCACATAGTAGGAATACGTAGCAAAGCTAATCTGCCTAACCAATTTGATGACCTTATCGGAATGGTGCAAGGTGATCAGGTGAAATGGTACACCGGTACTACTAACCCTGGTACATTTTGGCTTAACTCACCTATGAATAGCTTAGGCACAGCTGTTTTAAAGGCAGGCCAATACATAGACACTTACACAATAGGGCTGCATCAGGGCAAATACACCGCTTTAAAGCAAGTAAAGAAAGTAACAGTGTTCAGAGATGCTGATAAGGATAGCGTAGCTGAGGAGCAAGGTAAAGAAGATACAGGGCTATTTGGCATTAACATCCACAGAGCGAATGAATCTACTGAATCAAAAAATGTAGATAAGTGGAGTGCAGGCTGCCAAGTAATGAATAACCCTAGCCAATTTAAAGAGCTCATTCAGGCTTGCATAAAGAGTGGTAAGAAGTCATTTACCTATACACTACTAAAAGAATCATGAGCAATCATCAGCAGCAAGTAGCAGAGGGAGTAACCGGAGCAGTTAGCAGCATCTTGTTATCAGTGCCAGCATGGATGGTAGATGTAGAATTTGCATTAAAGATATTTTGTTTATTGCTATCAGCTGCGGCATCCATCTTTACCATCTATAAGATGCGTAAGAAGAGATGAAATGGCTTAAGAGTGTATTCAGTAATGAAGGGGATGCGAGCTCTAAACGAGTAGCATCTATACTAGCTTTACTTGTATGCATTAACTTATCTTACATCGGTACGTTTACTGAGTATAAAACTCCTGAATACATGTATGACGGCTTGTTAATTTTAGCAGGAGGAGGATTAGGATTAACTGTAATTGAGTCTATCTTTGACAAAAAGAAATCAAATGACACAACAAGCCAAGAACCAAATTAGCGGAGCAGTAGTAATTATTATAGCTGTAGCTATCTGCATGTTTATGCAACTCATGTACATTAGAATTAAAGATGATGAGAAAGCTTTACAGGGCTATCAGCGCAGAGCCGAAAGAGCTACGCATGTGATAGATAGCTTAGAGGCTACTAACGTGCAGCGTATGCAAGAGATTGAAAAACTGAATATGCAGATTATACATAATACACAAATCTATGAAGCTAACATCAGCGCTATTGATTCTCTTGATAGGAACGGCCTTAAGCGTGCCATGCACAATCTACTCTCAAGCCTTACCGGTGAAAGATACCCTGGTGAGTCTAACGACTGAGCAAGTTAGATCATTACTTAAGTTAAAGGCAGAGCGCGATTATCTGCTAGAGCAAAATCTCTTATTATCAAAAAGTGATAAAATTGCAAGTTCTGTCATTAAGGATCAGGCTAAAACTATAGATGCCTACAGCGTAGCTAATGAGCAGAAAGCTCAGCAGTTAGTTAAGGTCCAGCAAGAGCTGTATAAAGAAGCTGCACGTAAAGAATCTTGGCGCAGTGCAGCGCTAATAGGTATACCTATCTCATTTGTGGGGGGTATTATCTTCAATCTACTTTTCTAAGCTAACAATTTATTGTTAATAACTTTGCTAAGATTAGTAAGGTTTCTTTTGCATATCTAAAATTTCTTAGTACATTTGTCAAACAATAATCAATAACAATAAAAAACAAACCAAATGAACACAACGATTACAACAGCAACAAAAACATTCTGGAACTTACGCAAATTTGATGTAGAGTATTCTTTCTCTGAAATTGGAAACATTGCAGAAATTAAAGAAAACGGTGTGAAGGTTTGGGAAGTATACGCTAACACAGCAGGTTCACTAAAATCAAAAGTCACTAAGTGGTGCAAAGAAAATTGGTTCTAACTAAACGAGGGGTGCGTCTCAACAACGCACATTAACTTAAATCAAATAAGCAAATGAAAAAACAACTACTCTTTATTGCGATGTTAATCGCAGGAATGTTAATCGCTGGCACATTCGATGCCCAAACAGCAGAATTAGAATCACAACCAAATCACTACAGCAAATGAAGAAAAAAGAAAATAAAAAAGGCGTATGGGTAGAGTGCTCATGGGATAAATTAACTTATTGGCGCGACCCTTCAGGCTTTGAATGTACTTTAGGTGATATTGTGGTTAGCCCAAATGGTTACGAATTAATTGTGGTTAAGTGTGATTCTGATGATACTTGGGGATTATTAGGCAGCACAGATAGTTTTTGTAAGCTTACGGCTTGTGATTTAACAGGATATAAAAAAATAAGAAATATAAACCAAACAACAGATAAAAAAATGACTAAACTATTTGAATTAGAAGAGCAAGCTAAGTATGACGGCACAATGTGGTACTTAAAAATTGATGGGGCCTACATTAAGGCATTCATGACCTATGAAGAGGCATGGGCAGAGTATGAGCACGCTATCCATTTCACACCTACTAAAATAATTCTAAGATCTAAGGAGGTAACACTATGAAGTACCATGTAACTGTAACACCTCTTGACGAGGTACAAATCTCAATAGCTGAGCGCTTAGGAACTGCTAACCTATTCATAGCAGACACTTGGGAAGTAGCACAGCAGATGCTACCACTACTTATGAAGATTTACAAATTTGACTACGTGCCAGTGTGGATTAATGAGTATAACGAAGGCGCATTGTATGAGTGGGAAAATGATGAGGTAGTAATTAGTATAAAAAGAATTTAGTATATTAGCAACTTAATTAATAATCAATATGAACAAACCAAACAATGTTACCGGTAAGGTAATCGTAAGTCGGTGGGATGCCGAAGCTTGCGGATGGAAGCTGTACACATCAGCTCACAGCTATTCTCTAACTGATTTCTCAACAGCTAAAAAGCATGGTGAGGTATTCCCTGATGATGGTACTTTCCTGTACCAATTCGAGAGCGAAGGGGAAAGCAATGTACATGATTACTTTATGAGCGACCGCTATGTTATCTGATCGCTACCAAAGCAGATTCATCTGCGTGCAGAGCTCACTACCGGGAGAGGAGTTAGAGTTCAATAAGATGGCAGAGAAAGTAGTCTATGAATCATGGCGAAGTTACTTTCAAAACAATCCTGATGAGTTACACAAGAGAGCCTAATTGGGATAAGCTCAAGCCTACAATAGATTGGGATGAGCAGGAAGAAAAGTTAGCAGATAAGTTAAATAAATACATAAATAAAAACAACACAGTTATGAATCAAGGAATCGTTAAAAGTCAGAAATTTGTTAGAACATGGGATGGCCCATCAGGTGCAATTCATTATTTTGATTTGGTAGTAGAGTCAAATAATGGTTTAAATGAAGTAGGTCAAATAGGAGTTAAGGACATGAACAGCCCTAAGATAGCAGTAGGCGCTACCTTGCACTACACTGCTGAAGAGCGCACAGGTCCAACAGGTAAAAAGACTACTAACTTTAAGATGCAGAATCCTAATCCATTTAATGGAGGAGGGACAGGTATAGTACAATCAGCATACACTCCGCGCAAAGAATCTCCTGATGTGCAGAACTCTATTAGCAGATCAGTGGCTTTAAACAATGCTGTGCTATTCTGCAAAGAGCAGAAAGGTAGTAAGCCAGGTGATGTGTTAGATACAGCTGAGATATTCTTAGCATGGTTAAAAGGTGAAGCAGTAGAAGCAGTACAAATTAAAGCAGTAACAAATGAAAGCGCAGACGATGAAATGCCATTCTAAGCTTACTCCATTTCACGCATGGGTGCGCAGTCATTTTATGACTGTCGCAGCCTTTGCGGAAGTGCTGGAGGTAAGTTACCCAACAGCCCAAAAGTATATTAAGCAGCCTCGCAGTATGAAGGTAAGCGACATAGGTAAGCTGGCTACAATTACTGAGGAGGAGATACCATACATACTTGAACTAATGAAGGATAGCAAATGAGTAAAACAATAGAAAGAAAGATAGCAGATATATTGCTGCTAATCCCTGCAGATGGGCAGCAGTTCGCACGTCAAAGATTAGATAACTTAGTGCGAGCTGTAAATGAAAGTGATATACCGGAGCTTAAGTGGAAAACAATTAACGGCATAGCTGAATCACTAAACGAGGCTAAGGCTAAAGAGATGCTACAGGTAATATTTGAGCATGGCTACTGCACGTGGGAACAGCTTAAAGGCAGGAGCAGGCATAGAGAGGTGAATGATATTCGTCAAATATGCATGTGGGTAGTTCGCAACGGTACCAGCATGAGCTTTCAAAATGTAGGGCTAATATTTGTCAGGCATCACGCTACTATCCTGCACGCTGTTAAGCACGTAGAGGCAATGCTGCAAACTGATCCATTGTATCGGGCATGTGTACAGTCTATTTTAGATAAGCTGCAGGATGCTAATTTGCAGAGAGTGTATAATAAATTAACTCAATAAAAAAATGACTGAGAAAGAGTTAAAGCGTATAGACAAAATATGGAAAAGGCAAATAAAGCAAAACCCAAAATTTAAAGTTCATCAAGCATTATTTCATTTAACATTAAATTTTACTTTTGATGACTGGCGTAAAATTAGAACCAAGAAATATTGGACCATGTCTGATTCATTAGATTACGATGAGCAAAAAGAGTACACCTTGCAATGTGTGGAATATTATATTAAAAATTTAAAATAAAAAAAATGGAAAACATCAAAGAATTAATGGATTTTTTAAGCACGTTTGATAGCAATACACCTATTGCAATGGCTATAGAAAGTCAATCTAACTTAAAGCTGCAACCGGTAGCAACTACTATAGCGGATTTTAAGGATAATAAATCAGGCAAGTCTTTTCAGATTTTAGTATTTATAGCAGACAATACAAATTTTGAACTTAATTAAATAATCATAAATCAAATAATCATGAAACAAACCACAATGAAATTCGACAAGAGAAAGAGTGAGCCTGTAACTATTCAAAGATTACAGCAGGCTATTGATTCTATTGCTAACGGAACACAATTAACTGAGGCTATTAGATCTCAAGGCTTAGGTATATCCTTTGCAAAGTTCCTAATAGCTGCTAGAATCTTAGCAAGAATAGACCATAAAACAGTAGTAGTATTAAAGCAAAAATTGGAGCGCAAAGATTTCTATAGAATAATGGATATTCAAACTAAGGATAATCTTAAGCGCAAAAAGAATAGAGATGCTATTTCTTTTTATGAGCAGAAAAAAGGCAGTCCATTTATTGGTAGAGTAGATTTACCCAGCGAGGTTAATCTTCCGGTAGAGATTCAATCGGTAAGAGTAAGAGGTAAGGCAAGAGCAAAAAAAGCTGTAGCACTGCCATGGTGGAAAAGAATTTTACTATATTTGGCAAATCACTAATCAATAAACCAAATGATGACAATCTTATTAAAGCGCATAGAAGCGCTTGAGGAGAGGGTAAAGGCGCTTGAATCTAAGCGCTCTACCTCTACCAAATTCACACCCCCATCACTCTCAGATGTAGTAACCTACTTAGAAGATTTAGTATTAGCTAAAAAATTCTACTGCCATTACGAATCTAATGGATGGAAAGTAGGCAAGAATTCTATGAAGAGCTGGCGAGCAGCTGCAGATCAGTGGAGAGCACGTGAGATAAACCAAACTAAAAATAAAGAAGATGAGCAAAGAATTGGCCGCATCAGTACAGCAGAGCTTCAATCGTTCACTAAGCGCTGAGGAGAGAGCTATAGCTGAGTGCATTAGCTCACCTAAGCTACACTCGTTAAATGAGCAGGAGTTCAGAGAGCTCATAGCACAGGCAGCTGTAATCAATTCGATTAAAGCTTTACCCTCAGACATAGAAGTAACTCTATTGCAGCAACTTACGCAAAATACGTATCGGAGTACAAGTATTAAAGACTGGCAGAATGCCTTCCTGTACAACGCTATTGGTAAAGACTTCGAAAGAGTAGAAGCTTTCAATCTATTTAGCATAAGCTTTATGGCCGATGTGCTGAAGAGATATGAGGAATACAAAGCTAAGGTATGGAGAGAGCTAAATAAGGCGCTTGTATTACCGGAAGCTGAGATAAAACACATAGAGCCTACTGATCCTTTAAATGTCCTGCACGCTGACGTAGATAGATGGAATGAAGGTAAAGAAACATGGGTAGAAATCTCTGCACCGTACAACTGCCAGCGCCTCTTCCGCAAGGGTATCTATAAGAAATCTATGTGGGCACCCGAAGTATGGGCACGCTTTGAAGATATAGCTAAGCAGAAAGTAGAGGCTAAATTCAAGGCATCTAACAAAGTTATCTTAGGTGAATCTGCACAAGCTGAATTTGATGGCTTGCAAAAGATAGAGCTGAGTAGACTTATTTACATAGACATTATTAAACAAATTAACAATGGCTAAAGATTGGACCATAGAAGAAATGCAGTACCTGGTTAATCACTACGCTGATAACTTTACTGAAGATGTAGCTAAGGCTTTAAATAGAACTGTTAGCGGAGTGTATGGTAAAGCTTATTCTCTTGACATTAAAAAGAGCAAGCTGCATCATGAGAGAGTAATGGCCAAGACTTCAGTTAAGCTAAAAGAAAATTCTAAGATTCACCGTTATGCTAAAGGCCATGAGCCTGCTAACAAGGGTAAGAAAGTCTCTGCATCTACTTATAATAAGTGCGCTCCAACTATGTTTAAGAAAGGTAACAAGCCTCACAATTATAGGCCTATAGGTAGTGAGCGTATTACTAAAGATGGATATTTAGAGCGCAAGGTAGCAGAGCCTAAAACTTGGCGAGGAGTTCATATCTTAGTATGGGAAGAGGCTAATGGTCCTGTTCCGGCAAAGCATAAAATAGTATTTAAGGATAACAATCAGCTAAACACTGAGCTTAATAATCTTGAATGCCTTTCTTATGCTGATGTAATGAGAAGAAATAGCATAGTTAGATACCCTGCAGATTTAAGATTTGCAATGAAAACACTTAAAAAACTTAAAAAACAAATAAACAATGGCCAGAAACAAAATTGAAGATTTAAGAAATCACCTCTTTGAAGTAATAGAAGCGCTTAAAGATGGGGATATTGAGATGGATAAAGCTCAGACTATAGCAGATGTAGCGCAAGTAATTGTGAACAGCGCTAAGGTAGAGGTAGATTTTATGAAGGTAGTACATGGTAACGGCAGCGGATTTATTCCTTTAGATAACCGAGGGAGTTATGAGACTGCTAAGCAGCTAACTGTAGGAGGTGAAGATGAATGAGGTAATAACTCGTGAATGGCTTGTGGATCATGGATTTAAAAGTACAGGTGCAAGAATATATTTTCTGAAAGATAAGGATTTAGGCTATGACTTGGGTATTGTTAAAATGGCCATTGTAAAAGCAAAATACGGATTTATTCTGTTGGAAAATATTAAATTAACAAATGAACTTAGTGAGTTACACTACGTATTAACAGGAGAAAAATTATGAAAAGGTATAAATTTATTCACCCTATTACAGCTGATGACCATATTATTGAATGTGAAAAATTACAGTTATGTGATGGTTATTGGGAGTGCTACATAGATGAAAGAATACATCATCAATTTCCGATATCTTGGGCAATGATAAAAATAGATTAAGCATTTCTTCCACTAACAAATAGGTGTTAGTAACTAACTTAAAGAGCTCAGCACTACGCTGGGCTTTTTTATTAACCTTTACTTATGAATCTATTTAGAAAGAAAAAGGAGCCAATAGATTTAAATGCGAAGCTGTTACCTGAGCTGTGCAGCTGCACTATTATACAGTGGAATTACAGCGAAGATATAGGCTTAGAGTCTACTTATGCTGAGGATATTCCTTTTATGTTTGATGCTCGCCAATGCGTAGGCATCCAGGCAGAAGTAGAGTTTAGAAAGGATGGTACTTACTACGTAGGGGAGCGCACCTTAGCGCTGATGCAGGGCATAGATAATGCTATAGTCATAGACGTACCATACAACCAATTCAAAAAGAATTTTCAGGAGTTAAAATCTAACATAATCACAAATGATTACATCATATCGCGAGGGTAGAAATGTCATAATTACTACTTGCAAGAGTGGAGATAAGTTTTTAATGATGAGCGACCTGCACTGGGATAATCCTCACTGCGATAGAAAGCTTCTTAAAGCTCACTTAGATAAATGCTTAGCTGAAAACATCAGCTTCGCTGTTAATGGAGATTTATTTTGCTGCATGCAGGGCAAGTATGATCCGCGTAGAAGCAAGCAGGATATACTTCCTGAGCACAACGTAGCTAATTACTTAGATGCTTTAGTCAACACTGCTATAGATTGGTTTAAGCCTTATGCTCATTTAATGGTATTTGTGGGCTATGGCAACCATGAGACTGCTATAATAAAGAACTGCGAAACTGACTTAATAGAAAGATTTGTTAGTGGCCTTAACCGAGAAGCTGGCACAAATGTTTTAGTAGGTGGCTATGGCGGTTGGTGGGTGCATAGAGTTCTAAAAAATAAGGGTAATGCTCTTGTATTTAAAACTAAATACTACCATGGATCAGGCGGAGGCGGAGTAGTTACTAAGGGAGTAATTCAAAACAACCGTATGGGTGTTATGATAGATGGAGCTGATTGCATTTGGGCAGGCCACGTGCACGAGCTTTACCATCATGCTGATATGGTAGAGGAGTTATGCTATGCACCTAATGGTGGCTATAGAATTAATATGAGATACGTGCATCACATCAGAACTGCAAGCTACAAAGAGGAGTATGATGAAGGTTACATGGGCTTTCACGTAGAGCGAATGAGACCTCCTAAACCTTTGGGCGCTTATTTAATGGAATTAAATTTAGAAAGAATCTTAAAACCTGTTGACTCTCACATAGTTGTGCCTAACTTTGTGCAATGGAGAGACAAATAAACTACAATTTTAAACCACTAACCAGGCAATCTGAAGCTTTAAAATTCTTATCAGCAGATTCAAATGTAGAAACAATCCTCTATGGAGGAGCTGCAGGCGGTGGCAAAACTATGTTAGGGTGCATGTGGCAAATTCTGAGGCGCTTAAAATACCCAGGTACACGCTCATTGATTGGCAGAGCTAAGTTAGACACGCTAAAAAAGACTACCATGAACACATTTTTTCAGGTAGCAGCTGATATAGGCTTAAGAGCAGGGGAGGATTACAGCTATAATCAGCAGAGCCATATCATTAAGTTTAGCAATGGCTCAGAGATAATCTTAGCCGATTTGTTTCTTTATCCATCAGATCCTCACTTTCAAGACTTAGGAGGCCTTGAGCTTACTGATGTATTTTTAGATGAGGCAACTGAGATCAGTGAGAAGGCATACAGTGTAGTGTGCTCACGTATCCGGTACAAGCTTAATGAATTTGGACTTAAGCCTAAGATTCTTTTAACGTGTAACCCATCTAAGGGATGGATATACAACCAATTCTATCTACCTTATAAGAATCAGAATCTGCCTGAGCATCTTGCATTTGTTCAAGCTTTGCCAGGTGATAATATACACTTACCCGATGCCTACGTTACAAGCCTTAGCCGATTACCGGAAGCTGATAGAAAGCGCTTGCTTGAGGGAGACTGGGAGTTTGATAACAGCTCAGATAGACTCTACCTTTATGATGAGCTGATGCGCTGCTTTAGAGAGCCCATGAACGTAGGAGAGGGATACATCACTGCAGATATAGCCCGACTTGGTAAAGATAGAACAGTGCTTTGTGTATGGAAAGGATTGAGCTGCATTGATATAGTAGTGCTTAGGCAGAAGCGCCAAGATGAAGTTAAGGCAGAGATACAAAGATTAATGAATCAGTATAGTGTTAGGCTATCTAATGTGCTTGCCGATGCTGATGGGGTAGGCGGTGGCTTGGTAGACAGTTTACGCTGCAGGGAATTCATGAACGGCAGTAAAGCTGTAAGAGGAACGCAGTACATGAATCTAAAAGCAGACTGTTACTTTAGATTAGGCGAGCTGATAGATAAGAATGAGATAACCTTTC